CCGAGAAGTGGAACGGTAGGTTGTTCAAGACGACGGGCGATCTTGGGTTTCGTGTCGGGGTTGATGGCGGGGCCAAGATCCCCAAGAACAACGTTGATGAAGGCGCTAAAGGCCCGACTCCACATTGGAGACTATTGGAATTCGGCACTGAGAAGATGGCGGCACGACCGTTCATGCGGCCTGCGCTGGAGTCGAATATTGATTCGGCTACCAACGAATTCGTGCGGCAGTACAGCAAGGCTCTAGATCGAGCGATCAAGCGCGGCACGAAGGGCTAACCATGTTTCCTGCAGTGTATCCAGCCGTCGCAGGAAGTTCGGCTTGCGTAGCCCTCCTCAAAGAAATTGGAGGTGCAGTACGGTTCTACCAGTTCGGTATGGCTGACCAGAACGTCAAGAAGCCTTACGCCGTGTGGCAGCGCGTCTTTGGTGCACCGGAAAACTACCTGGCGCAGCGTCCGAACATCGACCTATTCACGTTGCAGATTGATGTCTACGCTACCTCCGCCGATCAAGTACGAACTGTGGCACTTGCCTTGCGCGATGCGCTTGAGGTAGTCGGCCATATAACCAGTTGGCTGGGCGAGTCGATCGACCCCGATACCAAGAACTACAGATTTTCATTTCAGCTCGATGTTTGGACGCCTCGATAGCGTCTGACAACTCAACCCAAGCCCGCCACCGTGCGGGCTTTTTTGTTCCCGCAAGACGGCGATAAGCCGGATGTTTTCCCAACCCCTGCCGCCTTCGGGCGGCTTTTTCATGCCCGAAGGAGTTTGCTATGGCCGTCGTGAAGACCCAATTTACCGACCTGTACTACCAGGATCCAGACACTGACGAGATCATCGAAGTGGGGTGCGTCACCTCGATCACCGGCCTTACTGCGGCACGGGACCAGATTGAGACAACTTGCCTGAACTCTGTCGGTCGAACCTACGAGGCGGGCTTGCCTACGCCTGGCACCGCGTCTTTTACCGTCAACTTTGCGCCGGACGATGATTCGCACACTCGCCTGCACGAGTTGTACCGGCTCGGCACGAAGGTGGACTGGCTGCTTGGGTGGGGAGACTACGCCCCTCCGCGTGGCCCTGGCCTCGGACCTGAGCCCACGGCTGCTTCTGCCGGCATGACTGCGCCGAACACCCGGACGTGGTTGTCATTCAATGGGTATGTCTCCGACTTCCCGTTTGACTTCGCGTTGAACACTGTCGTTACCTCGAACATTGCGGTTCAGGTCTCCGACTTCCCTGTTCTGTTGCCGAAGGCCTAACGCATGGCAGCGCTCAAGAGCCTTGCGCAACTGAAGGCGGCCGGGGGAATTGTCTCCCGTGCCCCTATCAAGAAGACGCTGACGTGGTTGCATAAGAACGAAGAGGGAGAAGAAGTCTCCGACACGTTCGACGCGTACATCGTCAAGCAATCCTTTGGATCGTTGGCTGATCTCTACAAAGACACGTCACGCGAACAACTTGCGGTAGCCATCAGCAAGGCCCTTCAGTTGGAGAACGACAAAGGGAAGTTGGAGTCGATGACCTATGAGGATGCCTACCAGCTTGAGCCAACGCTGGCACACGTCATCCTAGATGCCATCCGCGATGTGAATGGCGGTGAAGCAAAAAACTCTCAGCCACCGACGAACTCCTCTGCGAACTCGTCCTCAACGGGGTCGGTGGCTGCACCCTAGAAGAAGCCAGAGAAAACCTGACTCTTGATGAGTTCAGTACTTGGGCTGCTTTCATTGCAAAACGTGGAACGCTGAACCTTGGACTTCGCATGGAGTTCCTGTTCGCACGTCTTTCCTATCAGGTCAACCGTGCGTCAGGAGGATCCATGGAGTTCGATGAGTTCTTGCGCTTCTACGACGTGGACGACGGTGGCCTTGAAGACGTAGCCAAGATGTTTGGCGGATTAAAGGTGGCAACAAATGATTGATTTCAATGCCGGCATCCGGTGGGTGAACTGAGTTGGCCTCGCGTTCCCTGGGGGTACTTTCGCTCGATTTAATCGCGAAGATTGGTGGCTTCGAAGCCGGCATGGACAAGGCCGCTCGCACGGCCGATAAACGATCGAAAGACATCGCTAAGTCGATCCAGTCCATCAGCGTCGCAAGTCTGGCTGTTGGGACTGCGCTTGGTGAGTACATCGTTCGCGGGATCGATGCCATCGTAAGCGCATTTCCTCGTCTTATCGACGCTGCAGCCCAGTTCCAGGACTTGGCTGAGATGACCGGGGCCAGTGCAGAGGATCTTGTATCCTTCGCGGTAGCTGCCGGTACTGCTGGCGTGAGCATGGAATCGGTCGCTGCAGCTTCGATCAAACTGACTAAGTCTCTGGTCGGCGTTGATGATGAATCCAAAGCAGCCGGAGCGGCTATAGGCGCGTTGGGCCTCAACGTTGAAGAATTCAAGAAGCTTGACCCAGCTGCACAGTACGAAGCGGTTGGCAAAGCGCTTGGCGAGTATGCCGATGGGGCAGGGAAAACGGCTGTTGCAGTTGCTCTATTCGGAAAAGCTGGCGCTGAGCAACTGAAGGTTTTCAAGGCGCTGGAGGAACAGGGCGGACGCACCAAGATCCTTACTGGCGAACAGATCGCTCTGGCCGATGCTTACGCTGACAAGCAAGCCAAGCTTCGCACCGAATTGACCTTGTACGCCAGCGCAATCGCTACCCAGTTTCTGGAGCCGATGAACGCTTTCGTAAGCGTATTGAAAGATGCCGCAAAAGCGCTGCTTGGTACAGGCGATGCTGTTACCGCCTTGGGGGTCAATCGCGGAGTTCAGGCATTCGCAGAAAAGGCCGGAGAGTCACTCGCGTATGTGCTCGACAGGATCACAGCTAACACGCGTGAGATTCGCGCCCTCATCGACGCGATTGGGTCGTACTTCCAGATCGCTGGCCAGTTGGCATCCTTCGATTTATCTGGCGCGAAGAAGACCGGCCAAGAGTTCAGGGATCGCTACGGGCTGGACGATCTTGGAAGAGGTCAACAAAAGGCCGGGCAGAAGGCTGCAGAAACTTTTGTCGAAGCATACACCCGTGAATTGGCTGCATCAAAACGTGCGACCTTTGCAGCCGTAGACCCTCGACGCCTGGATCTAGGTTCTGATGGGAAGCCAGTAGACAGCCGTCGCACGCTGAACTTCAACGGCGTTGACCCGAAGGCCAAAGGTGCGGGAAAGACTGATGACCCCACAAAGAAGCTGCTTGAAAACGAACTGAAGGATATCGACCGCATCTTGAATGCGGAGCGTGAACTTCTCAATCAGAGGAACAAGTTTCTCGACTTATATAACAGTCAGGGTCTTATCTCTATCCAGGACTACTACTCGGCGCAGAAGAACATTCTGGACGAGGCGACACAGAACCAGGTCAGTTCATATCGCGAGCAGATCGCCGCGCTTGAAAAATACCGCGATGGTCTTGGCAAAGACAAGTTGACGGAACGAGCCGATGCGCAAGGGAAGATCAACGAGAAGACAGAACAGATCGTAAAGCTCCAGCGAGAAGCCGGCTCTACCGCTTTGGAAATGGGGATCAAGCAAGAGCAGGCCGTCAAGGGCTACAACGACTCGTTGAAAGAACTTTCCGCGCAGATCCTGGAGCTGAACGGGAATCTCGGTGCGGCGGCTGGTATCAAGTTCGATCTTTCGAACGAGAAGGCTCTCCAGCGCTTCAGAACCGAAGGCAACACAGCTGCGGTGGAGGCGGTCGGCCTTCTCAAGAAGCAAGCCGTTGCGCAAGCAGAGCTGAACAAACTGCAGCAAGATTTCTCACTGGCCCAAGGCGATCTCCAGATTGCCCAGGAGCGCATCACCATGGCACGCGATCGCGGGACCATGGGCGAGATCGAAAGCCTCCAGAAGTCAGGCGAGGCAAACCGTGCCCAGTACGCCATCTTGCAACAACGCATCGAGGCATTCGAAAAACTGCGTGCATCCATGACGTTGACGCCTGAGCAAACGCAGCAGTATGAGCGCCTGCGTCTTCAGTTGGAGCAGCTTGGACAAACTCTTGATCCGTTGGCAGACAAGTTTGACACACTTTTCTCAGACAAGTTTTCCGATGCATTCGGAGACTTTGTCAGTGGCGCCAAGTCTGCAAAAGACGCCTTCAAAAGCTTTGCCAATTCATTCGCACAGGAGATCCAACGCATGGCGATCAAGGATCTTACGAAGCAGTTGTTTGGTGGAGATGGAGGTGTCGGCTCAATGATCTCCAAACTGTTCGGGAGTAGTGTAGGCACAAGCGCTGGGGGTGGTATCTCTGGATGGTTCTCCTCGCTTTTTGGAAGCGGCTTCGCATCAGGTGGCTACACGGGCGCTGGCTCGATGTTTCAGCCGGCAGGTGTCGTGCATCGCGGTGAGTACGTGATGAATGCTGAAGCGACTAAACGACTCGGTGTATCGGCCCTTGACAACATAAATGCTGGCGGCTCTATGGGTGGAACTGTAGTCAACAACTTCAGCATATCCGGCCCAGTCGATCGCCGAACAGAAAACCAGATCGCTGCGGCGGCTGGTCGTGGTGTTGCACGCGGAATGGCGAGGGCTTGATCATGGCTGCGCCCTGGATGCCTCGCCAACTCCCTTCCTGTGTTCGATATGGAATGGAGGTAATGCCGGGTTGGCGTGTGGACATCAGTACCCAGTCGGACGGGCATGAGTCTCCCAACATCACTTGGGCTGAGTCACGTCATGAATACGTGCTGGCGTTCTCTACCAAGAACCCTGTCGAGTACCACGCCGCCAAGAGCCACTTCAACGAGGCCCGAGGCATGCTCAAGACGTGGCCGTTGATCGATCCTCTTGATCACACTGTCTCGTTGACGGAAGGTGTCTTTTCCGAAACTCCAAGTGGAATCCAAGCGCGTAAGCGGTACGGTGAAGATGGCGATGTATATGACAGAAAGATCACCCGCCCATTCTCTGCTCTGGTCTATGAGAACGACGTTCTAGCGGTTGGAGTAACCATCGATCCGGACACTGGTTTGTTGGTTGGTGCGGACAGTGGCTCAGATCCAGCCGACTTCACTTGGGAAGGGCAGTTCTACGTCCCTGTTCGCTACAACATTGAAAGATTCCCCGGGACCGTTTCCAACCGGACTGGGCAGGGATTCTTTGTCGAGTGCAGCGGAATTGAAGTCGTGGAGAGGAAAGAGTGAAGACGATCCCGATCCAACTTCTGAGGAGCACGTCGCGTGCGGTGTTCCTCAAGGTCACTCGAACGGATGGGCAGATCTATGGGTTCTCGACCACAGATCAAGCCATTGTGATTGATAGTCTTCTCTATGGCAATGGGATGGACATCTCGACATTCCAGTTGACAGCAGATCTTTCCGTCAACAACGGAGAAGTAAGTTTTCTTCCTGATGAGGGTGTCGTCAATCTAGCAGATCTGACGGTAGGCGTATGGGACAACTTCCAATACGACGCTTTCGAATCTGACTGGAAAGATACTACTTACATCAACCGGATTACGTCTGGTTCTTCTGGGGTAGTTGAGAGAAAAGAAGGCGGGAAGTACACGACCGAACTTCGAGGTCTCAAACAGGCTCTTGCTAATACGCAGGGGCAACTTACGTCAATGACTTGCAGAGCGAGATTCTGCGATTTCCCAACTCCCTACAAGTACAACGTTCTATGCCGTCTTGACCCTGACGACTACACAGACTCCGGAACGATTACCTTCTCTGCCAATCGTCAATCTGTGACCGTCTCAGGGATCTCCCGGCCAGATCAATGGTTTCAGTACGGATATTTTGCATCGAACAGCGGAGACAACGGAGGACAGCCGCGTCAGGTCCGGTCGTTCGTTGCTAACGTCTTCATTTTTGATCGTCCGTTCGATTATGACTTTGTGCCTGGAGACACATTCGTTGCTCTGGCTGGTTGCGACAAGACGCTAGAAACCTGCAAGACAAAGTTTGACAACATTCTGAACATGCAGGCCGAGCCTCATACGCCTGGCGTGGATGCAGTGACGAGGGCGGCTTATGAAGGCGGTTGATATCCCCATCATGCCGACCACTCGTGCAGCCATCATCGCGAGTGCACGTGGTTGGGTAGGTACGAAGTTCCGCCATCAAGCCTCGGTCAAAGGGCAAGGCTGCGATTGCGCTGGGTTAGTACGGGGCGTCATGGTGGAGGCTGGAGCCTTTCCAGCCGACTACAAGACTTATCTACCGAAGGACTTCCTCGCCTACTCCAGAAGTCCCGATGGCTCTATGCGCTCCGTATGTGATGGTTTGTTCGAACCGATCAATAACCCGGAGCCGGGTGATATCGGATTGTTCAAGTGGTTCAAGTTCCCGCAGCATCTCGCATTTTTCGGTGATTACATGCACGGCGGGCTGTCGTTGATTCAGGCGCTCGGCCCGACCTATCCAAACTGCGTGTTTGAGATTCGATTCGATGAGTCGTGGAAACGCCGGATGGTCCAGGCATATCGTATTCCGGGGATCGTGTAGATGTCCTATTCAACCATTGGTACTGTCGTTGGCGGGGCAATAGGCTTCTACGTTGGCGGGCCTACTGGAGCGCAATGGGGCGCGGCGCTCGGTGGTGCAGCTGGTGGTGTAGTTGATCAGAACCAGATCCCTGACAACAAGCTGGCCGATACGAAGGCAGCGAAGGTTTCTCTTGGTGCGCCAATCGCATTACTGTTCGGACACCCAAGATCCGGTGGCAATCTGATCTGGTGCTCAGAGGCAATCGAGTCAGGTGAAGAAGGCGCAAAGGGTGGTGGTCCAACCACCACGAACTACGTCCGCAATATCCTCCTGAAGTTGAGTGACGACTACTGCGGGCCGATCACGCGAATCTGGTTCGGCGGGAAGTTGGTTTACAACGCGCTTGCCACGGCAGACGACGCGACCATCGACGCAAGTATTGAGGACGGCCAGATCGGAGAGGTTATCAACTATAACGGCGGTCCGACGCAGATGCCGGACTCTACTTATGCCGCTGCAGTCGGAAATGAAAACGCTCTCGCGTATCGCGGATGCTCCACTGCTGCACTGCTGCGTGTCGCATGTGGATCGTCAGGGCAGTTGCCTCCAATTACCGTTGAGGTGGCGGGTAAAGATGCCGGGACCAATATAGGCGTCACGTCCAAGATCAAGACCAACTTCGCCGAAGCAGACTTTCGCGCCTCACCTCCAGAAGGATCTACCGTCCCAGGTACGCGTGTAACCGCAGTCACAGGATCTGCGGTGCTGACGTACAACACAAACGGCGACATCGCATCAAACAATGTTCCAACAGGAATTGATCTGCGGAATCCTGGAAGTGGAAATGGGGATCGTGCAATCTCTGTTTTTGGAACTCCGGGTGGGACTTGTCTTGTAGGGGTCGCAGGTGACGATATCACTTCTCGCGTGATCGCCATCGATGACCCGGAGGGATATCTTGGGACTTCGCAGATTCGGTTTTCGACGTATGGCGGGGACATTGCGATCGGTTCGACCATTCATTACACGGGGGCTGCGGATACATCCATCCCAGGACAGAACTATCCAGGCGCCCTTGGCTATCTTGGGTTGGTATACGTATATTCGCTGGAAGGGGTCTTGATCGAAAAGGTCGATATCCAAGCTGACATTACAGACCTGGACTCGGTCGCAATGAGTAGGAATGGACTATGGGCTTTCGGAAACGGTGTGATCCTCGCGTTTGACCGCGATGCAGGATATGCCAACGTCGATAGTTTTGCTCCACCAGCAGGATCGAATCACAGGATATTCATCACCAAGGAAGGCGTTTTGGCTTGTGCCAACGCAGACGCGGAACTCTATAGGCGAATTGCTGATGAGTGGGTGCTATTTGCGACCATGGATGATGCTCTAGATTCGGAAGGAGACCCTATCGACCTTGGCACGAACGTCGCCCATCATGCTATCCGTGGGTCGGCTTGTTATGCCGTCAAGACCAAGCAGGACGTTCCAGTCACAGAGGGAAAGAGGATTACGTATTTCTACGATAGCTCGTGGGGAGACGTAGATGGTCATCGGAGACAGTCGTGGCAGGAGTGTCTCAACGATGCGTTATACGTGGACGGCTACACGCATTTAGGCTCACCACGTGGCCGTGCCTATAGTTATTTTATAGGGCTCAGCGCAGAGCGGCAGTCACGCAATGAGGGCTACTCTCTTGTTTCTGATGAGCCATGGCCACTGCCAGATTCTGAGACTAGGCAGATCATTGTCCTCGTGACTGACATGCGCATGTATGGCTATCTCGGCGACTTTGAATGGCCGATCCTCGCCATGTACCCAGCGTCATACACACTCACTTTCTATCAGGTCTACCGTAATATTGAACCTGGTGATCCTGATCCGAAGTTCTATGTTGACCTCTACCGTAAAAGGCTTGATGTTGATTTGTACGAGCTTACTGAACCGACGCTTCAAGAGGTAGTTGAGGATTTGTGCATTCGCGCTGATATTCCCGCCGATCGTGTCGATGCGACAGACCTTGCCACCAAGAAAGTTCATGCGCTTGCAGTAAGCCAGGTCGGGCCTACAACCAGCACACTGGAAATGCTTGGGGTAGTTTATAAGTTCTACTGCACAGAGTCCGGCGGGAAACTCGTTTTCAAGTTCTTTGGAGATGCTCCAGTCAGGACATTGGCTTACTCCGATCTCGGAGCCTCGTTTGGAGACTCTCCCGCGAATGCGCTTCCATTCAGCCGATCGAACGAGTCCGAGATCCCCTCAATGGAATCGGCAAGATTTGCGAATATCGACAACGACTATCAGGATGGGCTTGAGTCGTCAGACCGTTTGAATGCATCGACTCAAAGCGCCACTGTTTCAGAGTACCCAATTGGCCTGACTCCTGACGAAGGAAAGCAATTGGCTGTGACAAACCAGCAGATCCGAGTTGCGAGTCTTAAGCGCTTCACCTTTTCGGTGGGTCCTGAGAACAGAGACCTTGAGCCTGGCGATTCAATCATGGCTCCTGATGACAAGGGGAACCTGTTTCAGATCTTTCTGCAGAAGATCGGATTCGATCGTGGTGTATTGACGATTGATGGGGTAAGTGAAGACACATCAGCATATACATCCGACGCGACCACGGCGAACACGTACACCAACAGCACCACAGTTCGTCCGCCACCCGCAACCGAGTTCGAAATCCTGGACATCCCTTTGCTGTCCGATGAATCGGATGTGCCTCACTTCCATGTTGTTGCGAAACCGGAGAGCTTCCCTTGGTCGGGTTACTCATTCCAGAGAAGCCCAGACGACATCAGCTATTCAGAAATCTACCAGGACAACTCAATTGGGATATTCGGGACATGCTCGACAACCCTCGCGCAGTGGACTGGTGGGCGGGTAGTGGATTGGGCTTCCTCGGTCACGGTCAATGTCGGGTCTGGGCAGTTATCAAGCATCACTCGTGCGGGGTTGATTACTAGCCGAGCCAATCTCGCAATGGTTGGAAGTGAACTCTTGCAATTCCAAACGGCAGAACTAGTAACGACAGGGGTTTACGTCCTGTCTGGGTTTGCGCGTTACCTGGGTGGAACTGACTGGGTAGGTCATGGGCCAGGTGAGCGGTTCGTACTGCTCAAGGCCTCCAGCCTGGAGACGGTCAATCTTAATCTAGCTGATCAAGGAATCCTCCGGTATTACAAGGCCGTTACGCTTGGAAGAAATCCGAACACGGCAGATGGTGAAGGCTTCTCTCCTGAGCTTGTTTCGATGAAGCCCGTTGCACCAGCAAACGTTAGGACCATCCTGCGGCCCAATGGTGATGTACTGTTGAGATGGATTCGTCGCACGCGCTACCAGTCGAATTCGCTCCGTGGAATCGTGCCACTGGGTGAGGCCGCTGAAGCCTACACCGTGCAGATCTATGACGGACCGACATTGCTCAGAACGATCAACACAACGGCAACCGAGGCCGTCTACACGTCGGCCATGCAAGTAACCGACGGCGTTTCGAGCGGGACAGATCCAATCGCTCGCATTCGTCAAGTCGGTGCGGTCCAAGGCTATCCGGCCGAACTTACTCTGGAACTCTAAATGGACTCTACAAACACGCTCCCTCAAGTGGCTGAGGGGAGCAACGCCGTGCTCTCTATCAATGAGTTGTTCGATGCGGCTTCGCCATCGATGATTTACGGTCGCGATGCCGCTGGGTGTGATGGGCTAGTGTGGGCTTATCTTGGGGGGAGATGGGGCGGGTTCTTGATTCCAAATGACGACATTACGCTTGACGCTTCTGACACCACATACATGGTGGTTGATAAGTCTGACGGGTCGGTTTCATTTGATACATCGGCATATAACTGGAACAATGACACAGATTACTGCCGCGCCTATTTGATCGTCACTGGCTCTACCGCCGTGACAAGTTATCAAGATCTTCGTGCCGGGCCTGGAGGGGTGCTGTCTGGATCTGGTGGTGGCATTTCCGGTGGAGTCGATAGCATCGTTGCGGGAGATGGAATATCCGTTGATTCCAGTGATCCAGC